TACCAACAGAATCAAGCTCAAACTTCGGTAGCTAAGTGCTCTGTTTGTAAACTCCTCCCCGAAGAGATTCGAGGATGGCCTTGTTATGACCCTAACTGTCCTACATTATCATCATGCGTGAAGAATTTTTGTGGGTTGAAAAATACCGACCAAAAACAATTGCAGACACCATCCTGTCAAAACAATTAAAGGCTACGTTTCAGAAATTTGTTGATGATAACAACATTCCTAACTTGCTTCTTACTGGTCGCGCTGGTGTGGGCAAAACTACAGTCGCTCGTGCTATGCTTGATCAGTTGGATTGTGATTATATCGTTATTAATGGGTCACTCCATGGCAATATTGATACTCTTAGAAACGATATTCTTGCTTTTGCTTCTACTGTTAGTTTTGCTGGTGGTAGGAAGTATGTTATTCTTGACGAAGCTGATTACTTAAACCCAAACAGCACTCAACCAGCTCTTCGTAATTTTATGGAAGAGTTTAGTAAAAATTGTGGGTTCATTCTTACATGCAACTTTAGAAACAAATTAATTGAACCGTTATGGTCCAGGTGCTCAGTTGTTGAATTTAAAATACCAAAAGAAGAACGTCCTAATCTTGAATCTCAGTTCTTTAAGCGTATCTGTAACATCCTCGAGAAGGAGAAGGTCAATTATGTAGAAAGGGCAGTAGCTGAGGTAGTGCAGAAGTTTTTTCCAGACTTTAGACGTACACTTAACGAACTACAAAGATATGCTGCAACAGGAAGTATTGATACCGGTATACTCACTAACCTCGGTGACGAAACATTCAAGACATTAATAGACCACATGAAGAAAAAAGACTTTACAAATGTCCGTAAGTGGGTTGGTGAGAACAACGATATTGAACCTGTTGTTCTTTTTAGGAAGCTATATGATAGTGCTGCTACAATGTTAGCAAACAATGCTAGCGTTGCACAGTTGGTCATGATCATTGCAAACTACCAATATAAGTCTGCTTTTGTTGCTGACCAAGAAATTAACACTACAGCTTGTATGGCTGAACTTATGGTAAACGTTGAATGGAAAACATAAAAAGTGTACCTTCAAAGAAAGTAATATGTGTTGATGGTTCCATTGGAACATATGTCAGGGAGACGTCTATTGGCCATCTTATCCTTATACGTAACCCAGGTTGGCCGTTTCCTGAGAATGTTTATTTGAAACGCGATCAATTTGAATACTACAACGTCAAACAATCAATGTCAGAGGAAGAATATGGAACAGCCCTTTTTTGAAGCAAAAATTGTATACAGCGAGGTACACGATGAACATTTGTTACAGTTAGATGAGAAGTGGTGCGAAGAAAATGATTGGATTGTAGGTGACACAATTAATTGGAAGGTAGAAGATGGTCAAGCAGTTGCTACGAACATTTCTGCTAAGAAGAGGAAGGGTAAATTGAAATACGTATTAGTTGAAACCATTAGCATGTTTCGTCAAAGGTATGTTGTTCTGGCAAAGAATGAAGAGCATGCCAAAGATGAGGTTACGATGATGGATGATGATTTTAAGGAGTTTTCACAACTTCATTTGGATGAAATTATCAGTTCTACTCGTGTCCTTACTGAAGACGAGTTAATTAAGCAATTCGATGAAGATAATGATTACTTGAAAGGTTGGTCCAAAGAGAAGAAACTTAAAAACATTGTTAATGTAATTGACTATGAAGTATGATGTCATAGTATTAGGTGGGGGTGTAATTGGTATCACCACAGCTTTTTATTTGTGGGATAGGGGACTAGAAGTAGCAGTAGTTGAGCGCAACCCCCTACCTTCTGAAGAAACTTCGTTTGGTAACGGAGGTCAAATATCTGTATCACATTCTGAACCTTGGGCTCATCCTGGTGCACAATGGCAAGTTGCAAAATGGTTAATGTCTAAAGAAAGTCCTCTTTATTTTAAGCCTCAATGGGATATCCATCAAATCAAATGGATGTGGGAATGGCTTAAGAATTGTAAGAAAGCTAACTGCGATTTCAATACAGCAGAATTAACAAGACAAGCTATTGAATCTCATAAACAACTTAACTATGTTGCAAAGAAATCGAAGATCAAGTTTGATAGACTTAAGAAAGGAATCATCCACTTCTACACTGACTGTGAAGAGTATAAGAACGCTTTGAATTCAGTTCAAGTAATAAGATCAAATGGTCTATGTATTGAAGAAATATCAACAGCGACAATGTTTGAACTGGAACCCTCACTTTCTCAATGTGATAGAATTGTAGGAGGAACTTACGCTCCCACAGATGAATCTGGTGATTGTAACTTGTTTACAAAGAATTTAGCTAATTTCTTAGAGAGCAACGGAGTCAGGTTCTTTTACGATGTTGCAGCAGTTGCACAAAAAGATAATTTGTTAGAATGTAGAACTGGCTTTTTAGAAGATAGATCGTTTACTCTTGAAGCAAAGCAGTTTGTTGTAGCTCTTGGTTCTTATAGTTATCAGTTCGTAAAATTTAATTATGGTAAAGAGCTCATGGTTTATCCAGCCAAGGGCAGTTCTGTAACGGTACCTATTATTAACAGCAGTAAAGCTCCAACTATTAGTCTGACAGATGATGAAAACAAAATTGTATACTCTCGCCTTGGTAATCGTCTCCGTATTGCAGGTACTGCTGAGCTTGCTGGATGGAATTCTGACGTTAATGTTGACAGGTGTAAAGTGGTTGAGTACCATGCTAGAAGAATGTTCCAAGAAGGTTGTGATTGGTCGAAATCGATGTATTGGTCAGGACTCCGACCAGCAACACCGTCAAACTTACCGTACTTGGAACGATTAAACGATTATGTTATTTTGAATACGGGACATGGAACTTTGGGATGGACACTAGCTTGTGGATCAGCTAAAACTGTTGCGGATATCATAAAGAAATGAGCCCATTTGATTTTGTAAATTCTATCAACAGTTCTTCTAAAAAGGACTTAATGGAAGAACCGCAAAACGAAAAGTTGTATGTTCCATTCATGGTTAACAGAGCTTTGTCATATTTTCCTGACACTGTTTTATATGCTAATGAGTTAAATCAGTATAATTTTCTGGATAATAAACTCCAATATTCATATCTTCTAAATATCGTTAGACCCGCAAAGCGGTTTGCCAAATGGGTGAAAAAGCAGGACAATAACGATATATATGTTGTGAAGGAATACTTCGGGTACAATTACGATAAATCCATCCAAGCATTGTCGATCTTGTCTAGTGATCAGTTAACAACAATAAAAAATAAGCTGGCTAAAGGTGGTAATCATGAACGTGATCTACAGTCTAGTGGAGGTAACTCTACCTAACGAAGAAGATTTCCTAAAGATTAAGGAGACGTTGACAAGGATTGGTGTCGCTTCTAAGAAAGACAAAAAGTTATATCAATCTTGCCACATCCTTCATAAACAAGGTAAGTATTATATTGTTCACTTTAAAGAATTGTTTGCTTTAGATGGCAAACCTTCTAATTTTTCAGATGATGATATTGGAAGAAGGAACACGATTGCTAACTTGCTTGAAGAATGGGGATTGGTGAAATTAGTTGTCAAAGATAAATCAGCAAGTCCTGTATCACCTTTATCTCAGATTAAAATTTTAGCATACAAAGATAAAGATGGTTGGGAATTGGTTGCAAAATACAATATAGGTCGAAAGAACTAAAATGCAAAGTACATTATGGGATCAACGGTTTTTAAAATTATCTGATCACGTAGCACAATGGTCAAAAGATCCAAGAACTAAAGTTGGAGCTTGTATTGTCAACGATGACAAACAAGTAATTGGTTTGGGATACAATGGGTTTCCAAGAGGTGTTTTGGATATTGAAAGTCGATATAATGACAGAAGAACTAAATTACTTTTGGTCGCTCATGCTGAAAGAAATGCATTAGATAATTGTTTTGTTAGCCCAAAGGGATCTACACTATACGTTACTCTTCCTCCTTGTAATGAATGTGCTAAGTCAATTATTCAACAAGGGATTAGAAGAGTTGTAACCGTTGTCAATAATAATAGACCTCAGGATAATGCAGATGTTACTAAACTAATGTTTGCAGAGGCTGGGGTCGTATATGAAACTTTCTCACATTTTCCTGAATGATAATGAAGTAGGATTTTTTGTAGGTAATGAAATGTTAGCTTTAGGTAGCTATGAGGATCTAAAGTTTAATATGTTTTTTAATAATGAAATAAAAAGTTTTGGAAATGCTATGAAAGCATTTTCATTTTTGAATGAGTATATAAATACTCGAGCTGATGCCAAATGGGTCAGTTAATTTACCTCGCTTAACAAGGAGAAAAATATGACTTATGTTTCACAATTGCCTGCTATGTTTAAAGATTTTGATAAGTTTTTTGTAGGATTTGATGATTCTTATAATAAACTGACGAAACTGCATAATGATATCACTAAACATATACCCAACTATCCTCCATACAATATCCGTAAAGTAGACACTGATAAATATGTTATTGAACTAGCTATTGCTGGTTTCTCTACACAGGATGTTGAAATTACGCTTGAGGATAATAAACTAATTATTTCCGGTAAAGCTCAAGACGATTCTGAGAACTTTTTGTTCAAAGGAATTGCCAATCGTGCATTTACACGTACCTTTGCTATTGATGATAACATCGAGATCAACGATGCTGCAATGTTAAACGGCATGCTTCGTATTGCTTTGGAAAGAATCATTCCTGAGCATAAGAAGCCAAAGAAAATCGAAGTAAAGGAAGCTAGCAAAACCTCAAAGAAGGAATTTTTGGCTGAAGATAAATGATATCATTTATTCTAGCTAAAATTAAAGACTTTGTGCATAAGTACT